ATGAAAAACATATTAGAAGTTGCCCAGGAAAATAATCTTAATCTAATCGAAGTCAGTATCCTGGTTGAACTTAATAAGAATTATCCCCAAACAATAGAAATTGAAGAAGTAACAAATGATGGACAAGTAAGAGAAAATATAAACAATTTAATACAAATAGGTTTTGTCGAGGAAAGATTTCAAAAATATAGGATTAAGAAGTGAATACAAAAATAACCCTCCACCAATTAAGGTAGAGGGTTACTTGTATAATTTAACTATACTTGGTAAGTATAAAATTTATAGGTCAAAGATGGCACATACCTCTCTTCATATTTTCACCGACCTAGCCTCATCTTAATCGATGGGGTTTTTGTATATTATTACTTAAACTGTAATAATAACTCACGGAAGTGGGCGTTGATTTTCCCCCTCAACTTCCGTATTGCCTCTTCATTTGTGAAGGGGTCTTTTTCTTTTGACCTTAATTTATCCAACTGGCTTTTCCGAACCGGTGTTGGAAGTGGTCTGCCTACCACCTAACAAATAAATAGTCTTCTTATTATTTTCTTACTTAATTCTTACATTACTTCTAACAATTTAGCGCGAGTATTCGGTCCGTATACTCCATCTTGTTTTAACCCATACATAGATTGAAAACGCCTAACGGCATCAGCTGTATTAGGACCGTAGTAACCATCGACACCGTTATTCTTAGCGCCTTTTTCTGGATAGAAATAGATGCTTGCTAGTGCTTCTTGTACTGCTCTTACACCACTACCATGCGGGTATGGTTTGTTAGCACGATATACAGTGTTAGGAAGTTTACTTGATTGTTTTGGTTCTTCGGGATTCGGCTTTTTAGCAGCACCTAAACTAATTTTCTGACCAACTTGCAAACGTTTAGGATCTACATCAGGATTAGCCTTGATTAAATCATCTGCACTCACCTCCTTGAGACCATTCGCGATTCCCCAGAAAGTGTCGCCTTCTTGGATAGTATATGTGCCTGGTAGTACTTCAGGTTGTTTACCATCAAGAAAGTGAACAGCTTTATTATAATCAAACACGCAACACGGCTTCCAACCATATCCCGGTAGCTCGTTATGAGCTTTATCTGTGTTACCAATTCCATCATCGACTAGCGCCTGGTGAAGTTCATCAATGGATGCTTTAGTTGCATCGTCCAGGTCATCATAACGGTAATCTCCTGCAACACAAATGCCTAGTGACTTTGTATTACTATCCCCGACATGGTATGAACGTTTACCTGGGTCGTGACACCATACTATACGGGCCCGTCCATTAATAACGTTTTTTGGCTCAATAACAAAATGATAACCGATTCCTGGCCACCCAAGATTATTCACATGGTAAGAAGCAAAACCTTCTGCATCTGAACCACCTAAGTGCTTTCTGGTTAATGAATGGTGCCATGCTCGAATAGTTTTAGAGCTGACACCGTAATCGACATACTCACCATTTTCAGGTAGTCCTTCGCGTTTATCAATCAGCTGCGGTAGTGATTCAAAAATAAAGGTCATATCATTTATCCCCTTTTTCGGAAAATTCATCTTTCACTTCTTCTACAATTCCTCTGCCCGAATTATCGATGTTTTTAAGCTTGTCTGCTAAATTAGATGGAACTAGTACACCCACATCTGCTAGGTTCTCAATTATGGATAAACCTTCATTCGCGATATAAAAAAGAACGGTAGCATATGTTACTGCTCCTTTCAATCCGAGTATCTGATCAACCACGTTGGCTAATATAATTACCACTAAAATCAACAACTTCCTTGCATACCCGAAAAGGCTCTTTCGACTCCATAACTTTTTATTCTTAATCGCCTTGGATACTCCTGTTAAAATATCTAATGCCATTAATAATAGGAGTAAGTGTAAAAACTTCACATCACCAAATAAATACATTCGAGCTGCTTCTAAATGTTCCAAACTAAAACCACCCATACTTTTAACATCTCCTTCATAATTTTTAGCCCCCTAATAAAAGTGTTGTTTCACGAATATATTTAGTAACCACCCATACACCCCGTATGAGTGGTAGAGAGGGGCTATATCCCTCTCGCTTTTCTGCATAAAAAAAGAACCCGTTTAGGATTCTCTAAGTGTTTTTGCTTCTTCAATTAATGTTGGTACGCTGTCGTACTGTTCGTTTTTCAACGCTTGACTAACTTCGCCTAGTTTGTCAAAGTATGCTTGATTATCTACATAATCACTTACCTCCACAATGAATAAATCTAAATGCCTTGCTGTCGATTTAGCTATATCACCTTTTGTAGCCGGTGCGCCCTCTGGAACTTCCGTGTTAATGATGTCGATCGCATGTTCTTCGATTTCGATTGCGTCACTATATAAATAAACCGTTTCTCCATTTTCATGCAGTTCTTCTATTTTTTCACTCTTAAAATGTTTCCACGGAGGATTAGGTCCAGTATCTACCGTTCTTTCTGTTGGAATTTCAACCACTTCCTCTTTTTCTTCATCTATTGGTTCTTCGACTACATTTGATTCGCCAGTTTCATTTGATGCCGCCGCTGATGTTTCGGGCTCCTTTTCTTTATCCATTCCAGATACCGCAAAAATACCACCTATACTAACAACGCCTACTGTTGCGATACCGACTAAAACTTTTTTCAAAATAACCGCGCTCCTTATTTACCATTATTATACACAGTAGTACGTGATTATTCAAAAAAGGTTTCAAATTATTCTAAAGGTTCTATGTTTCTTATATCAATTCTGGAAAAAATCTTATTTCCAATTACGATGCTTTGCAACTGATTATCATTTATTTGATTGTTCAACTCTACTGGATCGTAAGAATCTACCTCAATTTCACCCTGCGATTCCCCGCTATGTGTCGTTACATATAACTTCATTGATTCCCCTCCTTATTTGGATCATATTCTACTGATTCAACAGAAATAATCTCACTTTTTCGAACAGCACAATTATCAATAATAGGGTAAAATTCATCCTTGCAATTTTGGATTTCTTTAAGGACATCCGATACTTTTTTATCCATCCCTATTTGATACTTAACATCGCCTTTTAACGTTACAACCAACACTTTAATTTTCTCATTCATTATAAATTCACTCCTAAATGTGATCTAATAAATATGCGTAGTATTAAATCTGCTTCAATTCTTGCTCGTTCATTTGGTAATATTGTTACCTCGTGTCTGCCTCTTTTAATTTTTCCATCTGTATTTTTACTCATATAATCTACTATATCAATTCTATCTCCTTCGATTTCATTGAATAATATTTCATTTCCATCCACTTTGATTGTAACAGAATTTGGCAACTCAGGTAGTTCAATTATTTTGTGTAATACATCATGCGTATGGTTAGGTAATGTAATATCATGCGTGTGATTAGGAATCGTAACACCATGCGTATGATTAGGAATATCAACACTGTGACTATGATTAGGTGTACTAAATGAATGACTATGAGAAGGTACTGTTACAGAATGATTATGATCGAATCGGTTAGCAGGCAATCTGTGCCAATGCGAATCATAATCGGCAACTGTCGGACCAAGTGTAAAAGCGTCATCACCTAACAGGAACATTGATGACGACTGAGTAGTTCCGCCTCCACTTGCGGTACTTTTTGACGTGCCGCCACCAGAACTTGATGTTGCCGTTGTTCCGCCTCCACTAGAACTTGTTGCAGTTGTTCCGCCTCCGGAACTTGTGCTTTTTACAACGGACCCGCCACCACCTGTTGCTTCGCTATATGTTCTAAAGTTTGTAGTTCTGAATGTCAATTCACAGGTATTGACATGTATAACATCATCGTCAACATAAAATGTTATCTTAGCTGGTATCTTAGAATCTGCATTATCTTGATAACTAAATGCCATTATATTAGTCGCCCCAACACCATATGAATCATTTACATCTAGTCGCCTTTTTAAATCAGCATAAGCACTTGCAGCGTTATCTGTTCGATTGCCTATTTGATAATTAACATCCCACTCCTTAGCAAGGTCAGGTATATCTTCTTCAAGTATACGAGCAAGATATTCTTTATCGCCTTGTTCTTCAACAATAATACTTGTTACACCATTCAATATAGCTTCAGTGTGTTTGTATTCTTCTTTAATCGATAGATCATACATCTTGCTACGGATAGATAATTTAGGGTCTTTATTTTGATTGAGTATAGCTTGCCCTCTTGCTTTCAAAGTTATCTTATCTTCAAATCGTTGGTCTCTCCAAATGCTTGATTTAATCCCCCAGTTATCAATCGACTCTTGGTCCTTTAAATAATTCTTGCCACCGTTTACATCCTCAATGGTTAGCTTATTAACGCCTTCCCCATCACCCTTAGGAATCAACCAATTAGTCATATTAGTTGGGTCTGTAACCTTCCTGAAGCTACCCATATCCCTGCCCCAACGTTTGTCGGCAACAACTTCATTACTGGCTTTTAGTAGATGTAATTTAAATGGATAAACGGTGGTATCTGGAACAAACATATAAGGCTCGATCAAATTTTTCGGAACTTCAAATATTGGAGCAAGTAACGTGTTTTCATCCTCAAATGAATAATTCAAGAAGGTATCAAACTCCACTGTTCCTAGTTCCCAATGTTTTTCACCTTCAAATTGCAAATCTAGTATTGCTTGTAAAACTTCTCTTATAGTCATATCTGTAAATACATGATGACCATCCATTACAGGATCCATCAAAGTAGCAAGAACATGTTCACATTTATACTGAATAGTATCTGTGTTCATATCCTTCTGAGTTTCGGCTGGCATGATACGGTACATTCCTTTGTACCTTCCAGATGGACTTGTAATATCAATAAAATTAAAGTGGTCGCACAAATTATTCTTTGGATCATCACCAGGCATTAGAATAGTTGATTTCCACAGTTTATTAACTTTTCGCTTTGTTCCCGCTTTGGCCTTTTCCAACTGGCCTATCGGTTCCATGTTTCTGTCTTTTACAATTACTGTTGGTTTTATAGTGATCACCTCATTTCATATAAAAAAGACACCTCATTTTGAGATGTCTTGAACCGTTTTATTAACTTTTTTAACTATCTCTATTACTTTAGCTTCTCCTTCAAATAAATATTCCATCTTACCAGGTCTAAAAATTGCCCCTTGCCAATAATACGCTGCTCTTTTTCTTATTTCAGATAAAGCATCCGGTTCAGATTCAATCCAGTAAGCATCTGCCTCAAGTAACTTTCCGTTTAATTCCATTTTCACAATTTGATATTCATCACAATTAGTCGCATGCTCCCAATATGGCAAGTGTTCCTCATCAGTTACCCAAAGGCCAGTCCATCTGGAAGGTAAATCGCTATTCATTGCTAACCTTGTCTGTTCAAACACAAACTCTTTTGTGAATCTCCAATAAGTTCTCGCAGTTTCTTCTCCCATATCATAAGACAAATAGCTATTTTCATAACTATTTCTAAATGGATTTAATTCACCTCCGGTATTAATTGTCTCACCGTGATTTAATAACGGGTGTGGGTTTAATCCGTTTTTGCAATTAATATGATATAATAATTCATTTTTAACTGTTTTCAATTATGCTCCCCTCCTCATTTATCCATTAGTTCGACATAAAGGAAGGAAATCCTTTTATTTTCACTAGTTCGCAATATGTTCCGAGTCTGTCTTAGTCTTTTTAATTAAGCCTCTTTGTGTTTTTTCGGTGAGATTGAATAAGCGCAACCCTTTTGAAAAACTTTACTGGACTAAACATATTTCTGTGAAAAATTCTGATATTATTTTTCCTGAAGACTCGAATTACGTTGTAAAACTTCTTGAAACCGTGCTTCGTAGAAAGAAAAACGATGCCTTGACCGCTTAAATCCAGAGAATTAAAATCTTCTTTACTTAAATGTTCTTGTAAAAATTTATAGTACCTAACAAAAACGTCTATTCGAGTGTCAAACACTTCACTGTTCATGGACGTTGTTAGACTACCTGAACTTTTCGTTACACAATATATTGTGTCCTTTGATATATCAAACGTTTTAATGTGATGTCCTAGATTTGCCGAAAACATTACATCGTTTGAGGAAATCACATTTTCAAATAGTATTTCGTTTTCTTCTATCACGCTTTTCTTTATTAATTTTGACCAAGGAACAACAACCCTGTACCTTAACATCAATTCAGATTTTCTCGAGTTTGTTTCAGAATAATCATCAATTATCTCTGCAAACCGCGTATGTCGATTAGAAATATTCCCTGTTTCTAATTCAATACTTGTCGGCTTAAAAAACACCACATCAACGTTTGCATTAAAATATTTTTCGATAGAATCATAGAATCCATCAACAAAAAAATCATCCGAATCCGCAAAAAGTATCCATTCCCCAATGGCATTTTTTAACCCGACATTCCTTGATGACCCAGCCCCTTTTTTGCCTGAATCATTCTCCAAAAACTGAATATCTCTGTGTGTGCTGTTATCTTTAAATTTCATTAATTTTTGTTTTTCTTCCTGGTTGCTGTGGTCGTCAATTATCAAGATTTGTATTTCTTTTTTAACGGGAACAGAGTCAAGTAATTTCAATACTGTATCAGTCGAATTATAATGCGGTATTATTATTGTCAAACTTGTCATGATAACCCCCCCATATTTTTCCATTGGGTCTATCATACCACAGTTAAATATTCACTACGTTGCAATATTGTTCAATTACTGATTATAATTAGTATTAAATTTAGAATTCAATTGACAATTTTTGCATATAGTTTAAACTGTATGAAAAACATCAAAGGAGACATTTCAATGTTTGGTACTTTTCGTTATCTTTTAGCTATATTCGTAGTGTGGGGGCATCTATCTCCTTTCCCCTCAAAATCAGGCGGTTATGCAGTATTTGGCTTCTACATACTAAGTGGATTTCTAATGGCACTAACATTAAATAAAACATATGGCTTTACCTTAAAAGGTACTAAAAACTTTTTAACCAATCGAGCTTTAAGAATTTTCCCACCTTATTTAGCCGTATTACTATTTTCGGTTTTTGTTGTAAGTCTAGCGCCAACAATAGCACACACGCTCAACGTTACAATGAGTATGCCTGAATCTTTTGCGGAATGGTTTAAAAATCTAGTTATATTAGGTTTAAATAATGACGCACAAACTAGATTAGTTCCGCCAGCCTGGTCACTACACGTTGAATTGTCCTTTTACATAATGATGGCTTTGATCTTGGCAAGAAGTAAAAAAATTGTTACCACTTGGTTTATATTGAGTACCGCATTTACAGTATTTATGGTCTTTGCAGGATTTGATTATCAAAATAGATATTTCCCTGTTTACGCTGCATCACTGCCATTTAGCATTGGCGCTATGATTTATTACTACAAAGACAAATTAACATTTACTTCTATTCCGGTTCTGATCACATTGTTAACAATTTATATCCTACACTCTGGATTAGCTACTTTGGTTTGGAATGACCCAGGAACAGAAGGTTTTTATTTCTCGTTAATTATCACTGTTTTAATTATCATAAGCCTATTAAATATTAATAAGTCAATATTCCCGACATGGGCAAGAAAAACTGATAGTTTTCTTGGCGACTTATCGTATTCAATATTCTTATGCCATTGGCCAGTTGCGGCTTTTGTAACATGGATATTCCTAAATGGCGATACAGAAAAACGTTTATCAATATTTTTGTTAAGTTTTCTCATTTCTCATATTCTAGCGATTATAATTAATTTATTCATCGAAAAAAATGTACAAAAGATTCGTAATAGAGTCCGCGGCAACGCACAGACAAATTCCAATACCGCTTCTAGAAATGTATCATAATCACAAAAACCCATTAGCAATTAATGGGTTTTTATTTACTCTCCGATTGATCTAAAATGCCAATCTACGCTTCCACAATCAATTGATCCTCCAGTCAGATTAGATACACGTAGTTTTCCCAATCCTTCAGATGAGACCCAACTATTCCATACAATCCCGCTTGGTAAATCTGTTTGCGGCGTGGCTATTACATTAAATCCCTTACGAAAAGAGCCCGAACTAATATTTATATCAATCGAACTTTGTGCGGGGACTACACCTACTGATAAAGTGATTAATTTCCTTGTAACTATCGGTACTGTTAAGTCTGTCCAACTCGTCCACCCTCCGGTTGATTCATCCCATCTTCTTCTATATATTTTGTTAGTATTGTATACATAATAACGCTGAAAACTAAAGTCATCATTACCCATCCTGTAAGTTTCTAGTATCCCTGCTGTTCCTTCAGGAAACCCAGACGCATGTGATGTTAGTACATGGGTAATACTTATACACTTATTTTTATACTCACCAATAGGAGTATTATTATTAAGCCTTCCATCAGCAGGAACATACCTAACAACCCCGATTCGGCCCCCGTACGCTTCCCCTTGGGCATCTATCGTTATTCCTTCACTCAACAATTGACTACCTGTTCCAGACTCAAGGTAATTCCCATAATATTTTAACGCTTCGTTTGTGTTTACAATATCCACGCCTTGTGAAATGGCATAATTTACAACTTGTTCCACTTCGGAAGGGTCAAAATCAGCATAATGGGAATGCATACCTAGTACCATCCATCCGCCATTAGCTACGATCTCATCAATTTTTGCTTGTGCGTTAGCAACACCACGATCAATATAAACACGCTGAACATCCATGCTGTTAAGCGGTGAATTATTAACGGGAGAATCACCAGGGTCAGTGTTTATGCCTAGTTTAAAATACTTTGCAACCACATCTTTCACAAGGTCGTTCACCCCACCGTAAGGATATACTAAAATATCGCCATTAAATCCATTACTCAACAACCAATTTCGACTATCGTTGCATTCTTGCTCAATCTTGGATTCCGTCAGAGTCGATAAATCAACGTGTGTGTATGTGTGTGATACAAACTCAAATCCATATTGTATTAAACTTTTCAATTCACTCAATGTCATTGTTCCTGGTTCCGCTCCGACTTTCGAAACTGGAATTGCACAAGCAATTGGAATGTTATATTGTTCTGCTATGGGTTGAAGCTTTGTCAATACTGTATTCCTTCCGTCATCATCAATTAAAGTCATGATGGGTTTTCTTTTACGACTAGCCTTAATAGATGTGAATCGTTCATTTTCCGCCAACTGCGAACTAACTTCACCAAACTGCGTGTCTAATCTGTCTTTTAAAGTGGGATGATCTGTTCCATCAGATTCCACCCTCGCTTGAGCTGTTTCTGGGTCAATCGAACCCTCGACAACAATATTGTCAATTTGTGTTTGGAAGTTATTAACCATATCAAACATCATATTAATTTTTGGTGCAATAACTTTTAATGATTCCCCATTACCAATTTTAATTTTTTCTATTGCCATGATCACCACCATCCTTTACATGTGTTGGTCTCTTACCCTTATTGATAGAGTAAAGTCCATATTGTCACCAGTTATCTGTACATCATTTAATCCTGGTAATAGGTCTAAAAATTGCTTACCTACTTTTTGACTGAATCCATTAGCACCATTTTTAGTAACTGTATACGTATCACCCTTTATTTCAAAGGTTGCATTACTAAAATTCTTCAAAGAAAAAGACTTCCCATTAGCTGAGAAAGTCACGTTACTACCTGATCCAGTTATTAATATTGTGGGTCGTACTGCATACCAATTTGCCCATGCTTGAACTGTTTGATTTGATTTGATTTGAACATCTTCGACAGCCACTGTTCCAAATAAATAACTATCATCCATAGTAACCTTTTCGCTATCCCAATTAATTTCATGGGTTAACACCTTACTTTGCGCCATTGGATTAGCAGCTCGTAATGGCAAATTGAATTTACCCATACTGACTAATCGTTGAATTGGTAATTGCCCTGAATACTTCACCATGTAGTATCTATCAGGATTATAGTTGTACATCAATTTTATTTCTCTAGGATGTCCATATGGATCCAATATGAACTTCGTGAACTGATCAGCCTTATACCGTAAATCTGCATAACTTTTTTGAGGTCTGATACCCATCGGAATATTAAAAGGTTTAGTCCCCATTATGGAACCCATATCATGCGCTCCGTGCATACCAGGTACTTCTAGTAAATTATCTCGTGTACCAGGAAGGAGAGGATTATCGTGGTCAGCTAAAACCATCAAATCGAATTCACTTAAATCACTATCATCCAATGTTAGTATATCGTTCACGAATAACCATCCTCCCTTTTTGCTTCTTCTTGTAGACCGTATAGTTCGGTTGCTATTTTTTCAATGTCGTTATCATCACGAACAATCATTTGTTCAATGTGGATTGGTGAAGGTTCTCGACTTTGTTGCTGACCATTCAAACGATTCACAATCTTATCAGCTTCACCACTTGTTCCAACTCCTGAAGCATAACCAGGTAGACTGTTTATAGCCTTTAACATTTTCATAGAATCATCATGTGTGAATACTTGTGCCCCTGTTGATAAATCAGGCATTAAACCAAAACTTTGCAATGACCATTTACCACTTTGATTAACGAGCTCGGGTCCTTCTTCGCCAACAACTGCTGGACCGCCTTTGTGGTAATCAGTTCCTACAGCAAATCCTGGGAACATTCTTTGTGATAGTAAAGAGTTACCAACACCAGTAATTCGCACGCGTTTCGATACTGTCTTTCCAAGCGCGGCGTCGATAGCTGAGAGGTTAGGGCTCACATTGATATTAGCGTTTTTGGTTACATCTCTACCTAGCTCTTTAGTGTAGTCACTAGCTAAACCTGTAAGCTCGTTAATGTCTCCTTTAGCAAGATTTAATTTTCCAATTTGATTATCAATTTGTCCAACTGCATTTTTGTATTCATCTGTATTCCGCATATTAATCGGAGTTTGCTCTTTTAACTTCTGTTTTTCTTCTTCCAGTTTACCGATTTTAGTATTTATGGCACCAATTGCATTACCATCTTGAACAGCTTGTCTTGCTTTTTGTTCTGTAATTCCTGCATTTTTTAAATAGTGCTCCTGGAGCCTTGTTGTAACTACATCGAATTCTGCTATTTGCTGCTTAGTATTCTGTAATTGTGTCTCTTGCTCGTTTATTTGCTGTTTATTTGTAATGAGCTGGTCATTTAATCCTTGCTCGCCATCTTTAATAAGTTCTAATATTTCATCATTTCTTTTTTTGCGTTTCTTCTCTTCTGTGGTGAAGAGGTGATAATTATCTTTGTTTATATCTAAACTCTTATTTTCTTTTTTAAGCTTTTCTTCCAATTTCTCTAATTCTTTTCCAGTATAGTCATTTAACAAACTCTGGATTTGTTTACCTTCATTTTTTAAACTGTTGATTTTTTGTATTTGGTTTTCTTGGTCTTGCAATAGAATCCCCTGATTTTCAACTGCTTTGAAAAACTCTTTTTCCATTTCGAGAGTTCCCATTTTCCTTATTTCTTCGTTGTACTTTTCTAATTCTCCTGTTGTCCCAGCTACCTTATTACCTTGATCTGTTATTTTATCAGTCGCACCAGGCAATGTTTCAACTAAATCACTATTAAGTGTAACCATTGTACCTAACTCTTTATTAGAAAGACCTGATTCTTTTTGTAACCCTTTCATTTCTTTTTCAATGGATTCAATGACTTTCGGGTCAGTAGCATCTTTTAACTCAGATTGTAAGTCTATATAACGACCAAACTCATCTGATGTTAGCTTTGATTGACTTCGTAACTTATCAAATTGATCAATCATTTTGCCTGTTGCTTTATGTTCATCAAGCATTTTTTCAGCTGTTTCCAATGACACTTCATTCAGTTCTTCTTTATCCCTGGTTAAGGCATAAATACCAGCTCCAAGTGCAGCAACGCCTCCGATAGCTAAACCAACAACACCGCCACGGCTTAGACCAGTTATACTTCCAAGTAACCCTTTCCCTCCAGGTTTTCCTAACTTACCTGTTAGTTTGCTTGCACCTTTTGTCAGATTAGCCATTGCGGTAGTGGTCCCGCCTAAAGCCATACCAATAGGACCAACTGCTGCGGAAAGTCCCGCGAATTTTATTATATTATCTTGAGTAGCAGGTTCTAACTCATTAAATGCATCAATGATTTCTGTTACATGGTTAGTTAATTCAGCTGCAATTGGTTCTAATTTTTCGCCAAGTTCAGCAAATGATTCCTGAAAATCATATTGTGCATTTCTACCCTCAATTATCGCTTCATTGGTTTCTCGGAATTCTTTGTTAACCTTTGAAAGGTCTAAATCGTTTAATGTATTTAACGCATAATTGAGCTCGCTTCCTTCTTCTTTTGCTTTAGCCAAACCTTCATCAAATGTTTCTAAGTCGACACCCATACGCTCTAATAATTCAGCGAATGGTCCAATAGCTTTACCTGTTGCCAATGTTTCCTGTAGGCCGTCTGCCATACTTTCGATTTTCATTGTATCCGGGAACTTAATAACTGCACCAGATAAACTATCAATGGCCTTTTGCATCTGGTTATCATCCATACCTGTAGCCATAAGGTTTGAAAGTGCTTCAACATTAGAGTCTGTCTCACCAGTAATTCCTTTCAATTCACGCATTGATTCTCTCATCACGTCAATACCGATACCGGCTTGTTTTGCGTTTGTTTCAAGACGGGCCATGTTTACACGAAATTCTCTAGTAGATTCCACAGCTAAAGCACCCATACCTACAATTGGAGCTGTGACACTCGCAGACATTGTTTGGCCAAAGTCAGTCATCTTGCCCCCGGCTTTATCAAGATCACCGGAAAATGTATCAAGACCGCTGGAAAGTTTACCCCATCCGGAATTCGCACGTTTTTGTTCCTTCCGCATTTGTTCCAATTCTTCTGTGGCGTTGTTCACATATCTATCCAAGTTGTTTAATGCCGCTGCTTGTTTGTTATATTCTCTTGCTGCCTTTTCTGCTTCTTTAGAACCCTCGCCATGCTCTTTAGCCATCTTGTCATATTCTTTACGCGCTTCAGAAGTAACACGTTCTTGGGCTTTTAACTTCTTATTCAAGCCCTTCAAACTAGCTTCGTATTTTTCAATTGATTTATCAGCACGATCAAATGCAGACATATTGGATTTCATTTCTGAATTAACACTTTTTAAGCTGTCTTTAGCACCAGCTAATCCACGGTCAAGTTTCGTGGTATTTAAGTCTAAATCAATGCTCAAACCTTCTACTCTTTGTGCCAAAGTTTCCCCTCCTTCCTAGCCACCAAACGCTGCAATTAGTGATTTGTTTTCTTTCGGTTTATTTTCATTCTTAAGTAGTTTAGCTACGAAATAATATGGCATGTTTAATATTTCATTGATGTCTTTACCGTTTTTCATGTAATTCAATATCAACTTATCCATATCTTCTTTTTGCTGTTTGAACGTATAGACATCACTCAGTTCTTTCCCGCTAGGTACTTTTTTGTATCATCGTCCTGGACACCACGTGCAGCAAACAATACTTGTTGTTGTAATTTTTGAGTAGCTTCAGGACCATGTAATCCATTATTTAATTCTTCTTTTGTAAACTGTTTGTCGTATAAATTAACAACAAAAATAGATAGTTTATCAATTATTTCTTTTTCTGACTTTGCAGATCCAGCTGAATCTTCAATTGCTTCCATCATGTCAATTGCTTCGTATACCATCTTCATAGGGATAAAAAGTGGGGTTAAATAATTCTCAGTTATTAGTTCGCCTTGTTTAACGTCTTTGACAAGTTCAATCATATTGCGCTTTAAATCAGCCATTACGCACTCTCCTTTTCATATAAATAAAAAAGAGCAGGAATTATTCCTGCTCCTTGATTAACGGTGTTCCGGCATTGTTATCAGAAGACATTAACTCATCGATTCGTTCTTTCTTAACTTTCTTATTTGCCGGTTTCGGAAACTTATCGCCAACAAAATATTCTTTATCCGTTTCTTTGTCACGGAACCCAGCAATCACTTCAAATTTCGCCAATTGCAACACCTCCTTGATTGCCTTCACGTATTCAATTGATGCCTTGCTTTTGTCTATATGTTCGAATGAATCTCTGAATGGTGTTTTGCTTACGTATTTACCTTTGAAGAATAGATTCTGATTATCATCCACGACACCAGCATTGTGATATATTTTCATTTCATGATATTTATCAACTGGATCTGTCGGCCAGCAAAAATCTAATTCGGTGGAGGTCTTAACTGTCTTCCCGAAATGATATACATTCCACAATTGAGCCCACATCTCTGCAGTCCATTTTTGAATAGGTGTATAATTTGTATCATTTTTCTGGACATATTCACCCTCCACAGAATTTAGATATTTATAAAGCTTTACGGAATCCTCATATACCTTCTTCCAATAATCATAAGACGGATTTTTGATAACCCATTGTGCTCCGCCAATTGGATTTTCCTCGCGAATAAGTGAATCATTTATTCCGATTGCATCACACATACGCTCTAATAAATCAGAGCCTTTACTGTCGATATAATCAACGCTCAAATAACTTTCACACGCCGAGGCATACCATTTGTTTTCTGTAGGTTTCACACCAGGAATCTCTCTTAGCAGTACATCGCTGTCCAAATAGAAATAAGTATCGTTTTCTCTGGATTGATCTTCCTCTAAATACTTCATCCAAAGATAAGGTTTTACAGAAGGGATATAGATTTTATCCGTTCTATTATCGATGTAAACATGAGTTTCCACATCGTAATTTTCCTGCAAGTACTTAGGCACTTTATCGTCCTGCTGCGTAAACAACAGAACGATATCCTTAATGCCTAACTTTTGTAATCTGGTTATACATATTTCCAGTTCCCACTCAAAACGTTTTATAGCCGGTTGGCAAAGAATATACTTCATTTAAGCGCTCGTCGTAGTTGTTGTGGTACTAGATGATGTAGTTGTTGTTGTAGATCCAGGATAAGCTACACCAAATACCTTTTGGAACAAAGCATCTCGATTAGCTGTAGAACCTGCTTCATCATAGCCAAAGATAACTGTTTTTTCTTTTGTGAAACCAGCTACTTCACGTTCCATAAATTGACCTGAAATTTCATCAGGACTAAACGTTGTGGTGTCCTGTTTTGTTTGCGCATTTATTGTAGGTCGCATGAATATACCTTTTGTTAAGCCAACCCATTCTTTGGATCCATCTTCATGTGTCTTTGCGAAAACGCATGCCACGTATGGTGGGTTATCTCCAGCACCATAAGAAGACAAACCTTCCACTGTTTCTAGTCCAAGTAATGTTTGGCGCACTTCAACCGGAAGTTTATGAAATGCTCCCGTTACAGAAACATTTCCATTTGCAACAGCAATTTCAGCTGTCTTATTATCACCATAAGCTCGGACAGCTTCCTGGGGCAATTCCACTGTAATTGTTTGTGCAAATTCAACTCGCTCCAAGGCACCGGCAATTATAGCTTCGGTTGTTTCATCTAACACACCATGATAAAACTCATCGACACCTGTTGACGCTTTATAATTTTTTTCTTCTCCTGCAAAAAACTGTAGGTCTAGTTTCAGAGATTTATTTTCATCCACTTTTTTTCCTCCTAAATTACATAAGATTTTCCGCGATACCTTCTAGCATCACGGTATATACTTAAATCTGAATCGTATTCATCTACGCCGCTACCATCATTACCAAAATTCAAATCCCACATGATATATTGAATTCGTTTCGCAATCATGTCACGGTCTGTCTTATTTTTAGACCACACTTCAATTTGGAACATGAAATCTTCCATAAGCCATTTATTGTCTGCAAAATCACTTGGCTTCGGTGTATCAAGTGGGTCTATGACGATGTGCGTTTTTGTCATGTCTGCCGTTTCAGGGTACTCGTAAAACTTGATACGACCGCCTACTTTACTGCTTATTAAACTATCAGCAATAAACGCTTCATAAATAACATCTAACATCATAGCCCCCTCTCTACCGCATTTCGGATTGCGTTATGATATGGCTTTTCAGCATTTCGCATTGCGCGCACAATGGCACCTTTACCAGCCGGGTTTGGATTTTTAACAGTTCCAAATTCATTAATATGGATAATGCGATAACGGTCATTTGGACCCTTCCAATATACTTTTATAGTACGTGCGCCGCCTTCCCAATAAGGATTGGACAGTGTCATTTCATCAATGGTAGCGTGGGTGTCTGCCCATGGTTCGAACTGCCTTTTTAATTCATCAAGAAAAACTTCAGCTGCATCATTTAATGCAGCATCACTTATACGTTGCATTGCCTTTTTACCGAGTTCATTTTCCAAGTTACCTAGGAGTCTATCAAGTCCAGTTACTTTCACACTCATGATGTCAGCTCCGCAATAACGTTTATAAAAGCCTTGTTTTGCATATCCGGCTGAGCTTGTTTAACGTTGAAGTGTTTTCCTTTGTACTCCGGAGCATCGATTTCAACATAGTGTTTGTTGGTCGGAATATAGTCTCCTTGTGGATCACGAATAATGATAGTTACATCAGATAATGTTCCGTTTGACTTAGCCAGCTCCACATCTCTTAACCACACTTCATCAATTTTAGCCCAGGGACTGTAAAGCACTTGTTTTACTTCTTCACCAGGATAAGGGCCTTCTATAGGTACATACTGATAAAATATAACTGGTGTTCTTAACTCGCCTGAATGTACGCGAGGTGGTTTATATTCAAACTTACGCATATCACACCGCCTCTGTAGTAGTCGTAGTTGTTGTGGTGGTTGGTATCAGGGATATACCTAGACTTGTAATTTCGCTTAAGAAATTATCTTCAAAGTATTCTACCGCATCGTTATAAGCATAACGGGTACGCTCGAAAACCAACTCTTTAGCTCTGTTATCAGTTTCAGTAGTTCCGGATATATCGAATTGACCACAGCTGCTTACAATTGCAGAAACGGAAAAGGACAACAATCTTTTTAGATTGTCATCCTCTCCACTGTGAGATATATGCATTCTGCTTTTAAATTCATTGACGATGGTTGGTGTGATCTCATTCATTTAGATCAACCCTTTCATTTAAGCGCTCGTCGTAGTTGTAGTGGTGCTAGATGTCGTAGTTGTTGTTACCCCAAAGATATCCAAGTCATAAACTTGTGCTGCGTATTTGTCTTTAGGCTTACCAGTAGCAAACTGTTTAGCGATATAAAGAGTAGCGTCATCCAGGGCCATTGTTTGGTCGAACCTCTTAATTGGTTCTGAACCACCTGTTGCTGCAATATACTCCCCTTCTACGAAAAAGAGAACTTTACCTTCTGGGACAAAGATAGATTCTTCAGTATCCGGATTAAAAGGCAGGTTAGTAACATAAGCACCATTTGCATTTTGAACTGTAGCATTTGCTTGGATGTCAATAGTGTTAAATGGATTTGTAACCATAACTACTTTCCCTGCAACTTTTTTAGGTTCATCAGCATCAGTTCCATCACCATTTACCTTTTTGGCAAGAAGCTTAGTCACATCACGCATTTCATTAATTAGTGTGCGACCAGGTTCAAAGGTAAGTGTTTTAACAGATGTTTTTGGCACAACAGCACCATCACTTTGCTTCACATATAACAGACCGATTGGCATGTTGTTACCATTACCTGATACAAAGCCTTTTTCCAAACCTACAGCCATTGCTTCTTTTATCATTGTGCGAACATAACGTTCTACCCATGCAGGCCCTAGTTTCAGCATGTCGTTCGCTAGTGGAATGAACGCTGTTAGTTTCAATTGAGTAAGTGTTTCTTTACGGAATGCTGCATTCAGCTGACCTTTGATTTCATCGAATAATGGTCCCCATACTGCTGCACCTTCTGGATCAGAATAAATGAATTCCGTTACAGCACCCAAGTTTTCTAGTCCTAACTTATCCAACAGTGGATGCTCTTTTTTCAGCTCTTCAAATACACGCTCTTGTGTGGTTACTGGCAGTTGTTCAGTCTCTTTGAATCCACCCTCTTCTACAACAGCATTGAAGAATTTATGTTCTTCACTTGTTAAAACATTTTGGCCACGTGCCTGCATAACTGCGTTGTCTGCAGACTGAGTATTAACCTGATTCAAAATATCTCCCTGCACGTCATTAGCAAGTGCTTCAAGCATATTATTTAGTGCTTCTGATTGCTCTTCCTCAGTACCTTCTTGCGTTGCCTTTGCAAACGCTAATTTCTTTTCTTCAAAGTTATTAAATTTAATTGGCATTGTCATTCTCCTCTTATTTTAGATTTAAAAAAAGCTTACTCATATTCTGCTTTGCTGCAGGAGTAGGCTCAGGATTTGGCGGTTCATTATTATTTTTTGGGTTCTTAGGTGCATACTTTGCTACCAACTTATCCTTATAATTTTCGTAAATACCCTCTTCGTCGTCATCATCATCGAGATCTTCAAGTTCTTGAATTTCAATCTCATCATCTACAGTATCGGCCAATCCAAATGCAACGGCTTCTTCTGCAGTTAAGAAAGTTTCATCATCAAGCAATTGATCTAATTCAGATTGTTCACCAACAAAACGTTTCTTATATGATGCAGCAAGCGATTTATCAACTTTCCTCAAGTCTGCGGCGGTCTTTTCAAATAAAGCAGCATTACCCCACTCAATAGTGGATGCCCGATGAATCATCATCATGGTGTTTTCAGGCATAATAATTTTATCCCCTGCCATTGCGATTACAGATGCAGCACTTGCGGCCCAACCGTCAACATGGACAATGATTTCTGCTTTATGATTTTTAAGTAAATTACCAATAGCAACACCATCAAATGCTGAACCTCCAGGAGAATTAATATGAACGTGAATTTTTTCAGCATCAACATCTTGTAATTTTCTTCTAATGCCCTGTGCACTATTGTTGCTAAAGATAAATCCACCGATAGGTCCATAAATATAAAGTGTGTATTCTTGGCTATCTTCATTTGCTTCAAATCGAACGTCGGTTTTTTTACCCATCATGTTCATGATTTGCTCTTTTAGTTCCTTTGACACTATTTATCACCTCCTTCAAGTAAATCTTCTAATTCAGTGTAGTTCTTCGTAATGATATGCTTGTCCAATAATTCATCATTGGATCGTTCATAACCTGCTTCTTCCCTTACTTCATTTCCTGTAAATACAGATGATGATACAAGTTTGTCAACAGCTGCTGCTAAATCAAATATGTCACGGTAGGAAATCCGTCTAATACTAACCCGTTCGCCTTTCAAGAAATCTTTTTTAGCAACAAACTTCCCTGTGAATTCATCTCTAAATTCTTTGATAATCGGATCAATACAGAATGTCATGTAGTTACGTGTGCTATTTTCTACATCAGACATATCGCCATGAACCAAAGCAACAGGAATGCCAAGTGCTTTTGCAACATGATCCAGGAATCCATTTGTGATTTTATTAATCTCTTCAACACTTGCACCAGACGCTCTACTTGATTGTTCGCTATAAACAAAACCCTTCTGTTGCGGAACGATAGCAAAGGCTTTTTTCTTAACGACTTCATACATTTTATTGATAAAGTTTTGAAGTTTTGTTTGTGTTTCCGGGTCCTTCGCATTCACATTTTCCATATCAACTGTAGAACGGATCTGGTTATTGTGCTTTTGGAATTCCAGCATCCTTCCAAATAATTCACCATAATCGGTATAAAGGCTGTCAATCAAACGTGATAAATCCTCATTGCTGTACTCCAAATAAATAACTTCACTTGATACGAAACTTCGGCTATAGGTAAAATTCTTAATCGTTACACTTTTAAACACATCTTCCATTAAGGCATATTCTGTTTTTGCAAAGTCATCAGCAATTAATAAATCATCGCTGTCCGAAACGATAATTAAACATTCGTTATCGTGAATTAATTTATAAATAACTGTTTCCCAGAACCGGCTGGCAGATTGGTTTTTATTCGGCCTAACATTTAACCGATAATAGAATTCGTCATACTGCACTATGCCTTTTTTCTTTATTCGGAACTCTGACTGGCTAATAGTACGGGCAATCATATTGACGCACGTTGCAATTGCGAGTCTCTTATAATAAATACGATCTGATGTATCTTCAAATAATTCATAGTCATACATCTGTTCAATCTCACTGTGTCGTTTGAAAAAGTCTAAAAAGCCTATTTTTAATCACCTCCCTAAATGCTATTACGCGTAACCCAGCGCGGGAGATGTGGACCACCTCCTAAAACGCGATTTCATCAAGATAGAATTCTTCCTCTTCTTCCAGTACATTGTCTGCTTCAAACAACGCATGAATGAAAGCCTGAAATCCATCTGTCTTACGTCTTACTTCATCTTTCTTGAGATACTCTTTGTTACCGTCTTTCTTGATTTTCACGTACACATTGTTGGTGAACCAACGCATTAACGGGTTGTCATCAAATATTATATTGTGATTTGCAAATATCGTTTCAACCCTTGGAGCCAGTTTACTGTGTATCGCTTTTGGATTACGTATATAAATTAGCTGGAAACCTTCTGCTTCTAATGCAGCTTTAACTAGATCCAGTCGGAATGTATCTGCAACGATTCTATTCACACCGTAAATCTCGCGCATTTCTACAAACCAATCAACAATGTGACTTATGTTGATTACTGGTTCATCGACTATGGTTAGAAATCCATCAGACTCCCAATCTTTTATTGGTGGTTTTAATTCAACAGAATCTAAAAACCCTTGTCTTACAAATGAATGGGTCTTCCACACATAGTCATCACCAACCTTAAAAAGCAACCCCACCGATGCAAAGTCTCTTATGCTTGCAAAGTCTAGTCCACCTACAGCTGTCCGATGTGCTAATTCCGGGAATGGTCTGTTTGTTGCTTCAACCTCTTCCCAAGTAGCAACGGATGATGTTAAATCTGTTGCTGGTGTGTTCATTCGTTTGGTCATAAAGCGAATTCTTGCTGATGGTTTTGAGTTTTTCAAGGAAATGTACTGTGTTCTGACTTTCCTGAATAACTCTTTACCATACTCACCCATCGGTTCATGAAACATCGGATTTGCTTTTTGCCAGTTTGATTCATCTTCCATTTCTTTTTCATCATCAAGTGTAGCCATGAAAACAAATAAAGGATCTTCAAGTGAGTCGCCTTTCAAAACGCGTATTGCGCGCTCTTTTAAATCGTCCAGGTAACCACCACGGACAAAACCATCTGTGGTTATGAAAAACTCCCTAGAATGTTTTACTTTACCAAGTCCAGAAGAAAATACATCAACAATAGTTGAGTCCTCGTATTCGTGAACCTCATCATAAACAACACAACCATCACGTAAACTATCTTTTGTCTTTGCATTCGACGTGTGATATTTCAAAACGCTGCTATTAGTCTTACTTTTGATTTCTGATTTTGTGTGCTTGAAAAGAGACTGAAGCACTCCGCCTTTTCCATTCAGGTCAATTACGTTAAATATTTCATTAAAAGATGTTTTAGCCTGTTCTTCACTATTGGCCACAATCGACACATTATAGTTATTTATCCCATGCAGATCGCTTATAAAGAAATTAGTTAACGATGAAATCAAACCATTCTTTCCAGCTCCACGTGCTTTGTACCAAAAGAACTGTTCATAGAATGGATAGTCGCCTTCTTTGTAATACAGAAAAACAAATGCGGTTATGAACTTCTGGAACGGCATTAATTTAAAATAATTCTTTTCAGTAAAAGCAATATATCTTTCATGGGTCACTTCATCAAAATAAATATCGTCACGATTTAGGATATATTTTTTTAAGTAACCAAATAAAAGAACCACATACTTACTGACTTTGATTTTGCCAGATTCGTATTGGTTCATATAAAATTTAACGTGCTTATTTATTTTCATTTATATCAGATCATTTGCTGTGTAATTTGGTTTATCACCATCATTTTCATCAATAAAATTGAAGGTACGCTCTATGTTCATAATTGAATCATTTGTTTTTTTCATCTCACCTAATAGAGGATGGGACTTAACATATGATTGACTTCCGTTTTCAACTGTAATAGAAACGCCTTCTTTTTTTATGGTTCGTTCCATTCTGCGATACATCTCTAAATGCTTTAAATACCTACCAACTTTTTCTACTTCAACTGGACTGCTAGTATCTATCGTCGACATCAAGAAATCCTTTATTTTATCTATACCTACATCGGTTCTGAGTTTGGCCGTCACATGGACCCACCCCCCTATACATGAAATTTTGAAAAAATGTAGGAAATCGACTCCCCCTGCACCGTTTCCCCGATCGGAAAAAAAGGTCAAAATTTTTGACCGGGGGGTGTTACTAATAATTAAGACCAAATCGGTTGGCCAATCTTTTCAATTCCTCTAGCGACAATCCGTCAATTATATTATTAACTACCTTTCTCACATCATCTTCTTCGCTAACATGAAGTTGAGTTAACTCATTTTCTTTCACTTCAAAATCTAATGTTTCACCGTCTGCATCACTAGGATGAATATAAATTAAAACATTGTCGCTATTATCTGTTGCAGATAATACATGATGAAATATTCCTTTTTCTTGATTTTGTTTTAAATACTCTTGTAAATTTGGTTTCATTTGTTTACCACCTCTCATCACTATCCCATTTAGTTGCCTTTCTTTTAAATAGCCTGAAGACGTATCTATCATGCTTATGATTATGACATCTAATGCAAAGTGTTTCTAAGTTATCAGGATCCATTGCCAGCTCCGGATGATCTTCCAGCTCTTTAATGTGATCAACATCAAACACCTTATGCTTACCAGGCTTGTGATATTTAGTGAATACCCTTCCTTGTCGCTTACATTCCTGACACTCGAAGTTATCTCTTTCCAAGATAGATTGCCTCAGCATTCTCCAAGGTTTGCTTTTATAGAACTTCATTCGTTGTGCATCGGTTTGGTATTGCTGCATTAAATCACCAACCTAACATTTACTTACACCGGTTCGCTTTATGACTGGTTTATCACCTGATGTATCTACATTTTCAATGTCGATATTCAACTTTCCCATTACAACATCAGTTTCTGTGTTCCACTCAAAATCAACATCCCGCAAATGCTTTACTTGTTCTCCTTTATAAAATACTTTTGGAACTGCAGTTTCATTGTCTAATTCAATGATCAACAATGCGTTAATATTTTTTCCAGCTACATAATCAATACCGCCAATGTACTTAGCTGTTCTATATTGATCAACTAATGCACCGTGACACTTCGGACACACAAGAACTTCTACATATTCTTCGCGATTACCGCGTTTTACTTCCTCATACTTACACTTTAAACAACCATATTTAGCACAAGCCATGATCAACACGCTCCTTTTAAATTGTATATAAAAAAGGTGCCATATTAGGCACCTTGTCCATTTTTTAACAGCAATGTCTCCGTTTTCTTTCTCTGCCTCTGACTTGATCTTTGTCTCGATCTCTTCCCATGACTTCATCCTTATCTCTTTCTCTTTCTACACCTCTGACTTGATCTTTATCTCTTGCTCTTCTTCTATCGCGAATGAAATTGTTACGTCTGCAGACCATATTTATCACCTCCATCACGATATTTTATGAATCAAATCTCTTACTGAAACGGCAATAACCTATAGGATGGTATAAAAAAAAGACACCTCTTTTTGAGATGTCTAGATATCACTTATATAAGTTTTTATATCCTTCAAGCTTACCAATACCCTCGAGAGTAGCAAATCTCCCACCTGGAAGGTCTGATAAATCCTTTATATTCACCACACCTTTTAAATAATTATCTTCTAGGCTAGTCATAGTTATAGTAGGCATTTCTGTTTCTTCAACTCTTTTTGCCAATGGTGATTCATCCACAATGAATCGAAGTTCTACTTTCCATCCCTTCTTTAGGCCACTTTCTATAACTAGAATATGGCCAGTGTGAAAATGAAGAATGTCTCTATCTTCAAATTGTATGGTTTTTATGTCTATCTGCTTCATTGTCTCACTCTCCTTTTAATAATACTATCGGCAAAAGAAGAGGGATATTAAAAAAGACACCTCAGTGAGATGTCCTTAATATTTATTGTGGATTTTCAAAATACATTTTTACTCCAATCCATAACATTTTTCCATGAGTTATCAAACCATCAATAGTTTTTACGTCACTATTCAATTTGTTAGCCTTATCCATTACATGTCTATACTTACTATCTGCTTCTTCAATTGTCTTTGCAGTACTAATTTCCATAATGCTTTGTATAACATCAAGAACTTCCTCTTGATTCTCGTTACTCTGTTGAACTAGAGAAATCAATGACCCAATATCAGCAGTGTTGTTTTCTATATTTTTCAAAGTATTCAACACTGATTGCTTATATTCCTCTTTCTCTTTCAATGTTTCTTGAATTTCTTTTTCCATTTGATCGGTGTCTACCATGTTTGAAAAATCCGGTCTTTTTATTTCACCTGTTTTTAATGGATCAAATTTAATTTTATCTGCTAAATCATCATATTTAGACATTCCATCACCTCCCCTATTTAAACAATATTCACCAGAAGAAGAGTGACTTCCTGCCTAATCTACAAAAAAGACACCCACAAATGTGAGTGCCAAGTGTTCACTTTCGACATAAAGTAAACTGTTGGGAGGTAGAATTTAATATGAATCTTCCACAATATCATAATAACACCTATTAGCGACCCAAAAGTGCAAAGATAGTGCAATGTATTCGGACTATGAATTAAAATGTTTATCAAATTGTTCTTTTAAAAACTGATATTCTTCTTTTGTTAATGCAAAGTCATGTTGGGAATTATCTTTTGAATTGATTGTGGTAATTCTTATTTCGTCCTGATTATTAAAATAAAAGAACATTTCAAAGTTATCTTCGCTTCCGTTCACATAATCACTTTCTAAAACAATCTTGATATTGCCCAAACTTTTCACCTTCTCCGCATTTTTGTTCATCTCCATCCCAACACCTCCACAGTTGCCTGTATAATTTCTTTTCTCCAGTAGATAGCTTGCCTTCTACTTACGTTCAATTCCAACGCTAAACTATCCCAAGTCAAATCCTTGCTCTTTGACCAGTACCTCAGCTGCACTAATTTCTTATAATCATCAGGCAAAGCATTGTAAACCTGTTCAACAGCTTCAGCTACCTCAGTAAGATAAGTCAGCTGCTTACTTGTAGTTAACCGTGTTGCGATTCGTTGCGTTGGATTACCAGGAGTTCTAACTGAGTTAGCACCCTTAACTATTGTTGGGTCCTCTGGATCTTCATCGAATGGATACTTGATGCCTTCTCTTAATTTAGCAATCTCTTTCAATGTGTGATGATAGTTATACCATTCTGATTCAGCATGTTTGAATGTGATTTTCTTTGGTTTAAGTGTAGCTTGATTCAATTTATTGCCCCCTTCACTAATTAAATAACGTTTCTTGAAAATAACCGTGTTTTGCTGCAGTTGGATTTATCCAAAGTACTTCTTGTCTTTTAGCGCCTGCTTCAGCTAAAACATTAATTATCTCTTTATGCCATCCTTTCAGATAATCGTTATACAGATCATGATTGTATCCTGACAATAATACGGGACCAGGATGGTGACTTAACTGTTTCAATAAATCAATATGTCCATCCATATCCATTTCATGTTTATAATGCCGTTTTGTTCTTGTTTCTAAAATGTAAGGTGGATCAGCATAAATCAAAACATCAGATCGCTTATATCTTTCAATTAACTTGCCAGCTGGTTGATTTTCAATCTGAATTTGCTTCAGTCGATTGGTAACCATTAATAATTTATCTGGAAGCCTTCCCCAATCTTTAGCTGTATCGGGCCCGTTTGAAGATATTAGGCTTCTCCATCCTGTTTTATCACTTGTTTTCCCACCAATTGCTTGCCAACACCTAACTAAAAACCTTCGAGCATCCTCTACATCCTCACCAGTTGGTTTTTCATAGGATAGATAGTACTCTTCTCTCGATAGTGGTGTAAATCTTATTTTGTATGCTAATTCTTCAGGATTATCGCGAATAACTTTAAATAAATTAACTACACTTGAATCCAAATCGTTTACAGTTTCGATTGGTGATTTTGATTTATTAAATAACACTGCACCGGATCCGAAAAAAGGCTCTAAATATGTTTTGTGGTCTGGCATATGACTGATAATCCAACTGGCCATACTCCATTTACTTCCTGGGTAATGTAATATCCTTGGTATTGACAATAAATATCCACCTCCTGAATATATGCTGCACCTGCATTTACCCTATTGAGTTCTCTAAAGACTAGATTGTGTTAAATTCATGGAGTAAGCTGAATACCTGTAATAGCAGGGTTTCTGTTAATTGTCTGATAAAGAGTTAAACATCACCTATTTTTGAATAACTCATAGGAATAAGGTTGTTTATTTGGTCGAACTGTGCATTTATTTAGGCTCAACAACTAAGGAAAATTTCCTGAAACTATTTTCTTTTATTATCTTGTTAGCAAACTTTTGAGCCAGTGCTTCTGACTTAAATACTTTAGCACTTTCCCTAACAAGAGTTCTTCCAGGATCTCCTTCCCAAGGTGCAATCCAACAGTCTTGATTACTAAATTTTAAAATAAACATAGATACGTTAGCTCCTTCGCAATTTGGTTCAATCAAATCTTAAAGTTATGCATCATGTGATCAATGTTCTCTTGTTCAATCCCAATGTACCTGAGTGTCTCTAATTGGCTTGTGTGGTTGAATATCTTCTGTAAGGAAGCAATATCCTTTGTTCGCTTATAGAACCAGTAGCCAAATGTCTTACGTAATGAATGGGTACCAATACATTCAATTTTAAATTCGTCTGCTACTTCCCGGAGAATGACATAAGCCATTCCCCTGGTAATAGGTTTATTAACACCTTGGCGACTCTTAAACAGATATTCATGATTGTGTTTACCTTTGGTGAATGCAGCAATCTCTTTTTTCAATTCACTGTTTAAATGGATCCGTTTAAACTTCCTTGTCTTTTGCTCTCTCAAATTGACGTACCAGCCTTCTACATCACCGACTTTAATCTTTAGGATGTCTGATACCCTTAGACCGGTATTGATGCCCATTAAGAACAGCAAGTGATTACGTTCATTGCGTGATTTTAAAGTGCGCTTTATTTCTTCAATTACTTCTCTATCTTTAATCGGTTGCACAACATTCATCAGCTGCACACCTCCTTATTTGTACAAGACTCCATAGGCTATATAGACTGAAAATACTGCTGTTAATATTGTTAACCCTGCAAAAGTTACGTTGAAGTGTGTTAACTCAGTAAAACCAACTGTTAATGCTGCAAATAAAACAAATAGCGCAAATCCTGAACATAATAATTGTATTGCCTTTTTCATAAATACTTACCTCCTGTTTGGTCGGAATGCGACATTATATTTCTGTTGAAGAAATGACGCATGGTTTGGTTATATTTTCGTGTTTAATTACCCAATCAAATGTTTTTGCTGCACACAATTCACCATAGAAATTTTTCATATCTAATTGGGTACTCATCTTTTCTTCTTCAGGTAGGTCATCGATTGGAATATACATTTTGTCAGCCAAACTAACTTCTCCCCACTGTTCAAAATCTTCGTCAATATCTTTCATGTCCACCCCTGTTTCTTGGTGATACCATTGTTTGGCCTGTTCCTCTGATTCAGCACATACCCAGTCAAAATCATTCATCTTAAACACCTTCATTTTTTTCATCTCCTTTACTTTGCATCTTCGTTCCAGTTAAGCTTTCTCCCTCAACATTTCACCAAAGCAATCCTCACATAGTTCTTTGCTCCAATGACGTGCTGGTTTATCTTTACATTCAGAACATGGCTTTGACCTTTTCACATAGCGTTCAGTGTTCGATTCAACATATATCTTTTTATTACTTTCCATCCGGCTCACCTACTTCCTCAATCCGTATTTCAACCCGTGGCTTATCGCTATAAAATTTACGGATAACTAGATCCACTATCTGACTATCATCGTTGTATATAACGTTATTCAATGCATCTTCTATCCCTTTGGCATAATTGCTGTTGTCAGGCTTGGTGATTGGTCTATGTAGTCCTGCCATAGATGCTTGTCTTAATTTTTTTGTCATACTTTTTGGGATAGGCCTATATACTTTAATTAGGACGTTCTATGGTCCTTCTAGTGGAATCTTGGGAGCATGTTGTTTAGCAACAATAGATACATAGTTTTTGTAGTATCTGGATTCAGCTGGATCATACAAGACTGGTTTTCCTTGATATGTCTTTCCTGCTCTTGGACGACCTTGTGCTTTTGGTTCTCCTGGAATCGTAAATTCATTCAATCCAGCCGCTCCTTTCTGTAGATAGCTTCATAGTATGATTCTTCTTCTGTACTTTGGTAATTCAACCTGCCCCTACGCTGATTGAATTGCTTGAAGTATTGTTGCTTTTTCTGGATAGGTTTTACGCAAACATAACCTTCTGCTTCTTTATCCCTGCATAATTTAAGCAATCCGTGTATGGTTTTATTACGTAATCTGCTAGTAGGCATTGTCTTGTCTCTCATGATTGATTTTGTTCTTGTCCAGGTATGCATTTAAAACCTGTTCTTCAGTAAAACCTAAAATCTGCCCAATTATTAAATATTCGTCAAACAAGTCCTGGTAGCTATCTAATACAACTTTGTCATTTTTCTTGAATCTATTTGCGTAGATTAAGCAGTAAAGTTCCGCTGCCTTGAAATTAACCTCAGTAAACAAAGTAACTAGATTGTTCGGGAAAAAACTCGGCATTGGTGTGTAATCGTAATTTAGTTCCAGTCCAATGCTTAGTAGAAAATGAATTCCGTCCACGTATTCTTCTAGGAGTGGGTTTTTCTCTTGTATTCCCGTGGCATCACAATAAATACAAGGGTCATAATATTCTTCATGATCGAATCCACCATTTCCATTACAAGCATGACATTCAATGTTTTTGTCTCTAGGTTCCTTGTTAACCTTCCAAAACTTAAACCCACGCCATTCATTTGCCAGCTCACCTAACTCAACCTGTAAAGCTAGAATCTTTTTATCTAGCAATTCTTGTCCTTGTAATTTGTGTTCCTCAATAATTCGGTTATCCAATACCTTTTGTATGTCGAATAATTTAGTTAGATTCACGTCTAATCCTCCTAATTTCTCGTAATCTCTCGGCCTGCTTTAATATCATTCTGTCGCATTCATCATCCTCTACAGCTGCATCTGTTAATCGATTGATTATCTGACCTTTTTTCAAGTCATACGGGAAGTTCATTCCATGCCGTGAATACCAAACTCGGTTAAGCTCTTCGTTATGAACATTTGAACGTTTTGATATTCGCAATAGCTGGTATTCTGCTAGATTGGTGTAGTTATCTTTCATCGAATCACCTCGATTCATAAAACCCATCAGAACCACTCATTTTCTGAATTACTGATATCTACTTCAACAGCTCTTTCGTAATCGTCTGCATACATGAATACATAACCTCCGCTCACTTCACTTTTTCTCATTAGATTATGCCTAATAGCCTCATGAGATAAATAACATTTTCTACCCGCTTCACGAATGGATCTGTATTCACCCAATAATTCATTCGTTTCGGGGTCCAGCTGCACAATAGCTATACTCCTTGATGAATAACCAACAATTTTACCTAGTTCAGACCTGGTAATATATTTCAAATTAGCAACATGATCATCTGTTCTAATTCGGTTTTTGTGGTAAACAACTTTTCCTGGTTCCAAATCACCTATAAAGTGATCCGCTACTAATCGTGATACTTGGTATTCGCCATACTTGTCGTTGTATCTTACCTTCACAAATAAAACGCCTTTATCTTTTCGCCTGAATGGAAGTATGAGTCTCTGATGTTGTTTGGATTGACGTTTGACACGTCCATAATTGGATAATAAATATTGATTATTTGAACCTTTAATGGTTAACCAGTATTCATCATCAAATTTTTCCTTGGTATACCATTCTCTTCTTTGTTGAACCGTTGTATTGTCATCCATGATGTAGCAGTTAATCAAACTTAATTTCATTTTTCTTGATTTCATAGAAACTAAGCTGTTATATGGCTGTCCAGTTATCCCTTTTAAGTCCTCATAAGTTGTTTTCGTATAAACATTTGTCCTAGGATCATAAAGGTATATCATTTCTTCACCTTTCCTTTCCCAGGCGGAATCATCAATTTCGCTCCACTTGAAAATGCCTTCTCAATATCATCAATCTTTCTATCCATCCAAGCTTCATAGAGTGCTAGAAATACCTCATGTGGATTTCGCTTTGTCCATTTTGATATATAGTTAACGCTTTTACCTTGATGCCATAACCTTAATATTTCTTGCAGCTGCCATTCAGGAAAACCAAAATCAATTGGTTTATCATCAAATAGCACTTGGCTTTTATCCTGCTTTAAAATGGAATCTCTGCTTGATAATGTGTTCATCCATTACCACCAGCTTTACGAGAATGTTCTTTTAACAATCGTTTTGTCTCTTCCCACTCATTAGGGTCAACTTTTTGTTTTGGTGTGTTGTTTTTATTCTGTTTTCGCTCTTTAAACCAATCCGGAACAATCTCTTGTGACTTACTTTGATAAAAACCACGTTTGCTAGATTGCTGATTCTGGAACTCAACCTCTTCCGCTTTTGCTTGTTCTAAGGTTTTAATGTTTTTACGGTGCCAGGATTGTAGGATGCTTTTCGCATAACCCCAACTAGGTTTGTTTCTATCGAGTGACCTTCTTAATGCTTCAATGACCATATCGTCGCCCAGGTCATTTATCCACATAATTATTTCCTCTGAGATATATGGTTGAATTGTTCCTAAATTATTTTGATAAAATACAATGGCATCAGTTGAAGAAGTTGAGGGATTTTTTTCCTCTTTTTCTTCTTCTTGTTGTTCTTCTTTTTCTTCTTCTTTTTCTTCTTCTTCTTCTTTTTCTTGTCCCCTTGTCGTGGTCGAGTCGTGGTACGTATCGTATAAAACCTTGATGTTAAGCTTTTCAATACGTTCACCAACAATAGGTATCAACGATTTATCCTTTACACCCTTCAATTCTGCAGTTACACAATCAATTACTGGTTTACCTCCACGATTCAGGTTGTATTTCCCCCAATTTTTGATAGCAACTTCTCTTGTATCTGGATTGTAAGCAATGATTTTGTGATGTCTGATAAACCGATCAAGTAATGAATTTATCGTGTCGATGGAATAACCAGTATCAAATGCCATTTGCTTTTTAGTAATCTGATAGATACCTATTTGAGTAGTATTTGAGTTTGTCAGAAGGTAAAGGAAAAAGTATTTATCCTCTGGAGACATTTCTTCAACCACTTTAGGGTCGTCCCAAAATTCCGTGTGTACCATTCTGAATTTAGCCATTTCATTCACCTCGCTTTTGCTGAATACTTTCACATATGGCAAAACCATTATTTATAGAAATTAGGTTATATTCTGGATACCGCTGCATATAATCTAATACAAGAGCTTGTACCTCTTTTTCGTTGTTGGATTTTTCAAAAATCCATTTAGGCAACAGGACATTATGTTTATTCATCATTGTTTTGGTTTATCCTGTTGATCCAGGCATGTATGACAAATGAAGTGATTCTTTAGGAAACCACCATCATCGGCATAGATGCCACAGATTCTACACATGAGATACGTCATTTGAATCGCTCCTTATGACGGTATATGGTCGAACTACGAATTAACTTTAATCCCTACATGTTCCTCTAAAGAGATAGGTTCTTTCCCATTCATGAACATGGTGTGACCGATTTTCTTCTCAAGCTCCACGTATTCCTTATATAAGTCTGGACGTTGTTCTGCTCCATGTCTTAGATCATTTACACAACCCATAATGCAAAATACGCAGCTTAATCTTTCGTTCTTCTCATAAGCCCAGAAAGGTTTTTCTCCAGATTCTTGAATGGCTGTAAATACTTCATCCGTTTTAAAATGAAAGATTGGTAGCCAGTCATATACGTGACGGGTAACCCTGTTATTGCAGCTCTGCATTTTGTTATAGGTAAAAGGCTTTTTCTTAGCCCTGGCAGATGATTCCTGTGCTCGCAGTCCCATGCAATTAATCGCAATAATAGCCCCGCGCTTCTTTAAATCATTTCGTATAAACTTGGATATTGGTCCACGCTTTAAATCACTGGTACATTGTCTATATGCTGCGCTTGGCCACATCTCTCTTTTCTCAACCATTTCAAGAAAAGTTTTCTTTGCTCTAACAACATTTACCTGGTGGTCTGTATTTTGTTTGATGTGCTGTTGAACACCTTCCCATTCGACTTTTCCTAAATCAGCATGTACAACTACTATCTGTTCATCAGGCACAACTTTTCTAACTAAGGAATACATTGCCTGCGAATCTTTCCCTCCAGAATGAGATACATAGAATATAGCTCCATCTGTAATTAATTGTTCGATTTCTTCTGGTATGAATAATTCTGGTTTCACATCATCCCTCCTTACTTCGCATTTTGGTTCTACACCGTAGCTAATTGCCATATTCGTTTATTTAAGATAAACTAGGACTATGTTTATTTTTCTTAGGATCCATGTTGCTGCATGGGTCTGTTTTTATATCATTACTAGAATGATAGATACGACAATTAAAGCTCCCACTAAACTGAATAGGTTTTCCTTTAACGTGTAATCTTTCAACCTCTTTCACCTCCTTCAAAATGTGCATAATGTCCATTCCAGAAAACCAAAACCAATAACCGCAGCTACATATATTTTGATTACATGGAATCGTTCACTCATATCTGGACCTCAATTCACAGAACAGCTTGTCCGCATGTTGTTGTGATTCAATCTGCTTGGTTACAAACCACTTTTGATCATGTTGTTCTTTAGATAGCATCATACGATTCAATTCTGTTAATGCTCGCGTTGCATTATTTAAGTACAGCTGAGCTTCTTCATATTCACCACGGTCAAAGCGTTCATTTGCTTTATTTACACATGTTTCAAAAGTCCTGTTTTCTTCATCAACTTTCTTCCAATCCTGCTCCAAGAAAATCATTGAACAGCCGCTCCTTCCAGAAACTTATTAACAAAGTAAATCTGCCCTTTTCCGGTTACTTTTGTTGTTCTGGTTGTACGTATAGAACCATCTGGATTATTAATTGATCGCTTCTTTATTTCAAAAAGCCCCATATCCATACTCTTTTGTGTCGGTAGATTGTAAGATTCACTGCGTTTACGGATTAAGTAACCGTTATCACGTAACCAGCCAAACAACCTGTTCTGCCCTATATCTATGCCATTTTGTCTAAGTATTTTTGAAAGTTCCCCGATTAGAACGGATGACTTGGAAGTTTCTACAGCATCTGCAAATAATGCCTTTGGTTTCATGGTGGCTAATTGTTCATTTTGTGCCTTCATTGTTTTTAATGTGGTCCTGAACATTGATTTTGTCTGTTCATCTGCTTGCGGTAGATATGTGTTGATGAACATATCATCGTCGGCCACATAACCACCTGTTTTTCGTATAGAAGGTAATACTTCTGAGGTTATCCATTTTCTGAACCGTTTAGCTTCTGATTTCCGACTATCCAGAATGACATCATATAGTCCATCTTCATTAACGAATGTTGCATCTTGTGTTCCACCAACTGTTTCAAGGGGGTATGTTGAACATACATCCTTATCAAGTCGTTGCTTAACAACTCTTGGGTTTACATTTAAGATTTCGCAAGCATCGTTAAGTAAAAATAAAGGTTGTTCACTTTCTTGGATCATTCTTAGTTTGAATCCATCAAACATTTTTGTAAGTTGATTCATTTAGTTTCAGCCTCCATATCCACTTGCTCCTGAATTCTTTTAAATATTTCTTCAGGATGAATATTTTCATTACTGTATTTATTACGAGCTTCAGCAAGGCCAAACAACCTACTCAATATACTTGTTTTATTATCTTCAGGAAGTTCCCTCATTTGCTCAAACAGTGAATCGCGTTCTTCTTCAGTCATTTACCTCACCCCTTTCTTTGTTATAATCTCCCTATGAGGAGGTGATAATTTTGGATAAAATTAAAGCAAACATTGTAATCGAAACTTTACAAGAGTTAAAATCTGCTCCAATTGGTGTGAACACTGATTCTGAATACAAGGAATTAATAAATAGATATAACGTAATGTTCCTTGGTTCTAAATTCAATATCATTAACTCATTAGAACTTGCTCACTACCTTAAATTAAATAAAGACCCTTCTTTTTCTCATGAATACTTAATAAAGCTTCTCCCAGAAATTAAAGATGCATTATCTTTAAAACTTGAAGGCCAAATAAAATTGGAAGATGCAGATAAAGCCGATCGTGAAATTTCTAATTATCTAATCCATCTCTTTTAGGGGAATATCACCATTCGGAATTGGTTGCAATCCATTTTTAATTCGTATTTGATTTATTGTTTTAGAATCCTTTGTTGACGCAGAGGATTCTTTTTTATCCACTATCCACCCCTCCTTTATCTCGTCTTCACAATCTGTACAGCACTCAAGAATGTGATAACCTTCAACAATTTTAAAATTGTGTGAGTCTGACTCCCTACTGCAATAAGTACATTTATTCACCTTACCTCACCCCTTCCAAATTTCTAGCCAAGCTAACCTTCACATACAGATCCATAACTTCTTTATTCTGCTGCAGGTAATCATCCCTGCGAATCATCGGAATATGTAAAGCCTTTTCCATTCTAGCCATCAAGTTTGTTAATCGTTTACTTCTGACTGGCTCCCTGCCTTCCATCACTTCAACAAATTGTTTCTCAAATCGTTGTAGCATTTCGGTTTTCACTTCAGCTCACCTCCTACATAGTCATTTAATAATTTAGGTGAAATGTGGTAAGTCCACTTAGAAGATAGCTGAACAGCCGTACCAAAAGGCAATATTTTTTGTTGTAATCCAACCCGGACAAACTGTTCAGATTTACCGATCATCTTTGCAGCATCGGATACCTTTATGTTTTCACTCATCGGATTTCGCCCTCCTTAACTCTACTAAAAGTAGAACTGGGTATAAAAAAAATATTGTCTAGCGGAGTTTTTGTAAAGATGGAAAACTCTTTTGCCTTACCCAACGGCATTTCGTCAGGATTTCTTTCCCATTTCATGTATGTCTGTCGGTGAACGCCCAACATTCCAGCGATTTCAGCTTGACTTAAATCACTAAATTGTCGGGCTTGTTTTAATGTTAGCTCCAAAAACGGCACCTCCTTGTTTGCTTGTGAGTTAATAATAATCTACTAAAAGTAGAATGTCAACTACAAAACGGTAGAAAAATTCTACTTTTATGTTGAAATTTTTCGACATATGGAATATACTCTACTTATAATAGAATTTAATTCAAAAGGAGATAGTCATGGGAACAAGTGAAAATTTAAAATTGTTAAGGGAAAAGTACGATTTAACACAGCAGGACCTTGCGGATATAGCAGGGGTTTCTAATAAAGCGGTTTCAACCTGGGAGAAAGGAGAAAAAGACCCACGCATGGGAGCTATCCAGCGGATTGCAGATCATTTTAACCTTAAGAAAAGTCAGCTGATTGAAGATGGTGGACTGGATTACATCGAAGCAGTTGCAGCTCACCACGGCGAAGGAGATTGGACAGAAGAGGAACTCGAAGAGATAGAAGAGTTTAAAAAGTACATAAGATCAAAACGCAATAACTAAAAGGGGCGATCAAATGTATGAACGGCTACAGTCTGAAGCGACATCACTAAACATAGAGGTACTGGAGAAGAGAATGAAAAAGCGTATTAAAGGACTGTATGGCGATGATGTAATTTTTATCAACAAAGAAATCGAAACAACAATAGAGAAAGCTTGTGTACTGGCTGAGGAAATTGGCCATCATCACACAACAGTAGGAGACATTCTTGATTTAACGAAGTTATCAAATGTAAAACAAGAAAAATTAGCGCGTAATTGGGCTTTCAGAAAATTGATACCGCTTAACAGTTTACTGAAATGCTTTATACACGGCTGCAAGTCACGATTTGAAATTGCAGAGAACCTAAATGTTACGGAAACATTCCTGGAAGAGTGCTTAGAACATTACCGTGAAAAGTACGGTAAAGCTGTAAAAGTAGACAAAAATCATATCCTGTATTTAGAACCGCTAGCAGTGTATGAAACATTAGAATAAGGTGATAAGTAATGAAAAACCCAAACGGATATGGTTCTGTTTATAAATTAAGCGGAAAAAGAAGAAACCCATTTGCGGTTCGAGTGACCGCAGGATGGGAAATCGATGAAAAAACGGGGAAGGTAAAACAATTATATGATAATATCGGGTACTACAAATCAAGACAGCTGGCAATGATTGCGCTTGCTGAATATAACAAGGATCCGTATGATATTGATGCCAGAAAAATTACATTTCAAGAAATATTCGAGCGATGGGGTGAAGAAAAATTTAAAAACAAGCCCATAAATAGAGGATACAGGTCAGCGTTTAATTTATCTGAATCGCTGCACAAGATGACGTTTATCGATATACGAAAATCTCACATGCAAGCTGTTATCGATAATATGAACAAGTCACATAGCACGAAAAAGATAACAAGAACACTATTTAACCAACTGTACAAATTTGCGCTCGAAAATGATATTACCGATAAAAACCACGCAAGTTTTATTGAGTTGGGTAAAAATGAAGATGAAAGCACAAGGAAGCCTTTTGACAACGCTGAAATTAAAAAACTGTGGGATAGCCTAGATAACTACAAAAATGCTGACATGGCTCTTATAATGATTTATACGGGGCTACGTCCTAGCGAATTATTGGCGATTGAAATTAAAAACATCCACATTGATGACAGGTATATGATTGGTGGGATGAAAACAGAAGCAGGAAAAGACCGTGTTATACCGATAAATAAAAAGATTCAGCCGCTTATCAGAAAACGGATGAATCAAGAGAAGAAGTATTTATTTTTAAATAGCAAAGGAAACAAACTTGCTTACAATGTATTTCGCCCCGATTTTATCAGTCTAATGGAAAAATTAAAAATGAATCATAAGCCACATGATTCCCGACATACTTTTGCTACTTTGATGGATAATGCAGGCGCTAATAAAATATCAATACAGAAAATTATGGGTCACGCATCACAAGGTATTACCGATAAAGTATATACTCATAAGAACATCGAAGAACTAAAAAAAGCGATTGATTTAATATAA